CGTTGAATGCTAAAAAGGCTCTCAAGAAATAATATTGTACTGTTATGGAACTGCAACCTATCCAAAGTAAGATTTACGAGATACGGGGCCAGCGGGTGATGCTGGATAGGGATTTGGCGGAGTTGTACCAAGTGACAACAAGTGCCCTCAATCAGGCTGTAAAACGGAATAGTAAACGGTTCCCGCCCGATTTTATGTTCCAGCTTACAAATCAGGAATTTGCAAACTTGAAATCACAAATTGTGACATCAGGTTGGGGTGGTATTCGCAAAATGCCGTATGCCTTTACCGAGCAAGGGGTAGCAATGCTTTCCGGCTTGCTCAATAGCGACATTGCAATAAATGCAAATATAGCCATTATGCGGGCTTTCGTGGCGATGCGGAACTACATTACCACGACGACGCAGATAACGGCGGAACTGTCCGAAATACGGGCAAAGCTGGCATTGTTGGAACGTGCTGACGAAGACAATGCCGAAGCGGTAAACGATCTTTCGGAAGATATGCGCAAAGAGCTTGACAACATTTATCAGGCTATCGCGGCGCTATCGATCAAGGTGCCGCAGGCCCGCAAGGTCGGCCAGCCGATAGGGTTCAAACGCACCGACGGCAAAAAATAACCCGCTGCACCCTTCGATGATAAATGCCCGTATTTCATATTGGCTTTGCATTTGACGGCGTTTCTCCCGCCGGACATAGAAAGTATCAGCCGCACGAAGAAAAACCGTAAAATCAAAAAAGGGGATTGCAGGCACTTTGCCCGGCTCCGGTCGTTGAGGCTGTGGGGTTGTTACTATCCACCCCATCCAAAACGGCATCACCCGTACACAAGCACCCGAAAGCAATCAAATACAAATACATATATCACATTGAAATACAGTGATATATGTGTATTCATATAAACAAACACTTTAATACATCCGAGAACTTTATTTAATGTAGTATTTAATGTATTATATAATGCTTGTAATGCTTCTATAAGTAATATTTATAATGCTTATAGGCTACATTAAAATATCCTTATATACTACTTCTCAATAATGTATTGAAATGTAGTAGTTTTTTAATGCTCTTAATAATGCTACATTAAATGATAGGGACAAATCAAGTGTTATATTTTGGGGTTGCTGCACATCGAACCGGCGACGCACACAAAGGCGGCTATTTGGCCGCTTATTTATTTGAGTGGATAGATTATACTACCCAACAGCAGATAACGCATCAGAGGCAGATAACAGGGCAATTCCGGGGTAAACAGCCCCCACCCCCTCGGCCGTATCTAATGTTCGCTATATTTTCGGACCGGCATTTTTTGGCAATTTTTGGAAAACGTTTTCAGGAAACGGGATCGCGATTTGCGCGCGGGGGTAAAAAATCGGGTTTTTCCGGGGCTTTGGCTTTCTGACAGTAAAACAGTAAAAACGAAAGACGGGCGGGGTAACTCCGTCCGTCCTTTGTTTGCTATTTGTAACCGTGTTTTCTTAATAACCGTTCAATAACCGGCAAGGGGTTCGGAATACATCCGACCTGCTTGCGGGGCCGGGGTCCTGATTTGACCCTGTACTTGTAAGCCGGTGATTTGCGGAACCCGTTCCAGACTGCCCGCACTTTGACGCTTGCCGGGGTGCGGCCCATTATTGCGGCTATCTCCTCGTTACTGTGATCGGGGTACAGCTCACCGAGCCGGGCGATTTCTTCCGGTGTCCATTGTGGCGCAAGATACGGGGGCAAAGGCATAGGGCGTTCGATTTACCGACGCCCGCAAGTTACATTTACCCCGCGACGCGGTAACGCCCGACGGCGAATCCGTTAGCCATATAGAACGCTATTTTGTCGGCGGTGTGCTTCTCATCACCCCGAATACAAAGGGCCACACCGAAACCGAAATCTGAAGAACTCGGATAGCGTTCGTATTTGTTTCCGTCCCGGTCTTTGGCTTCGGGTGCCTTGAACACTTCGTAATAGGTCAGGGCGTCGGATGTGGTGCGCTTGTAACAGTACATCCCGTTTGCCTCGTTATGGGCGATTTTCACAAACTTATCGCCGAACTTCGTAAACTCATCCCGCAAAGGCGGGTAAAATGTCTGTTTTTTTCATGGAGTGTTTATGAAATTTCGATTTTCTTTGCGTTTTGGTATAGTTGATCCACCTGGCAGGAAAAAGCCGTAAAATCGGCTATTTTCAGAACGGGCCATTTTGTCCGTCGGTCGAAGTTGAGGGTGTCGTATCGTAGTCCGTTATCCGGGTCAGGCTTTCGTTGTGGCGGAAATATGTACTGCCGGTCGCTCCCTCCCGGTTCTTGGCAATATAGAATACCCCCACGCCCTCGGACGGAATTTTCCCGTATTTGGTGGTGTCTATCATTTCCTCCTCACGTATGGCCGGGCGGTCGATAAAAATCACCATATCGGCATCCTGTTCGATCGCTCCCGATTCCCGAAGGTCTGCAAGTATCGGTGTCTTATCGGCTCGCTCTTCAACCTTGCGGGAAAGCTGGGACAACAAAATGACCGGCACGTCGAGTTCCTTTGCCAGCACTTTGGCCGCCCGGCTCATCTCGGCTACTTCCCGCTCGCGGTTGTTGCGTTTGTCGGAATCGGGGGCCGTCAGCTGCAAATAGTCGATAACGACCATACCGCACCGCCCCTGCCGTTGCAATGCCCGGCACTGCGCCCGGATAGCGGGCATCGAAATAGAGGGGGTATCGATTATCGTCACGGGCAACTCGCTCAACCGGGCCGCACCCGGTTCTATGCGCTGCCAATCCTCGGTACTTACCGCACCAGACCGGAACGCCCTCGCATCTACCCCCGAAGCACCCACCAGTATACGGCCGCCGAGCTGCGTAGCGGGCATCTCCAGCGAAAAGATACATACCGGAACATCGGCCCCGGCTGCGGCTTGTGCGAAATGAAGCGCAACGGCCGTTTTACCCATCGCCGGACGTGCGGCAAGGATAACCAGCTGACCGCCCCGCCAACCGCCCGTAATACGGTCCATACAGGGCAAGCCGGTAGATATTCCCACGCATTCGCCCCGCTGGTGGGCCTGCTGGCGGCGTTCCAGGTCGGCCAGTGTGTCACGCATCACATCGCCGATACTTCGGGCCGAAGCGATCCGGGCGGCATCGCCTGCGATCCGTTCAATACCCGACATCGCCCAATCCAACGCATTAGGGTCGGTCTGGGCTTTGGCTTTAAGTTCCTCCCCAAAGAAGAACAACCGGCGCCGCATATCAAACTCTACCAATCTCCGGGCGTGGTTCAGTACCTCGGTACCCGATCCGACGGCCGCCGTAAGATCGGCAAGATAATCCGGGGAAATACCCGCCTTTCTCGCTTCCGGCGTAACTGTAACCAGGTCTGTATTTATTCCCCGGTCATCGAGTTTGCAAATAACATCGTAAATCCTCGCATTTTGGGGATCATAGAATGCCGTTGAGGTGAGAATACCCCGCACATCGGCGACGTATTGCGGTTCGAGCAGCAGCGCACCCAATACGGCCCGTTCGAGTTCGGGCGATTCCGGGATCCTCAAGGCGTCCGCCGGATAGTTACAGGTCTTTGTATATTCGTTTTTTTTCATTTTGCTGTGTGGGTTTAGGGTTATTAAATCCGGGGTTGCGGCGGTTCCAATTACGCGCGGCAGCTTTCCAGTCCTTCATCGGGTTTCTACCTGCCCGCCATCCGTTAGCCGTGTAGTAGTCGATAAACTCATCGGGATTTACGTTCGTCAGTTTTTGTTCGGAAACAAACACACGTAGCTCTTCGAGCGACGGAGCAACAAACGCCGTGCGTTTGCTTGCGACTTTGTGCGGCTTGTCCGCACTTTCTTTACTCTCGTTAGAGAGTTTCTTTTTTATCTTCTCATTGTCATTATCATTTACATTTACATTATGATTATGATTTAAGGGGTTATGCGCTGGGGTTTCCGTCTGGGGTTTTTCTTTGGGGTTATCGTCTGGGGTTTTACGAGGACGCCCTCCCAATCTCCCGAACTCTTTGCCCTTGTCGCCATTCAACACGCAAGCATCATAACGCCTGATCGACGCTTCGAGTTGAGGCCGGATTAGCTTCCACGCGAGACGCCCTACCGGAGTTATATCCGAAGGTTCTACTCCAAAAAATGCAAAATCCGTAATAGCTTCATATATAGTTAGTTTGTCACTATTCGACATCTCTCGGATGGCATCCTTAAAACTCCAATAGAAAGCAAATGACTTGCGAATATCGCCGTCGGACTGGTTCTTACTCATTGCACCCCTCCTTTCCGTATAAAATACCGTTTGAACCGGCCCCCGTGTACGCCCTCGCACCATTCATCGGCAATCGGTACGCCCTTATGCCGCAAATCGCGGATTACGCTGCGGGGATCGGATAGCCTCAACAAAATAGTAATATCGGCCGCCGAACGGGGAATACCGTCCGAAAGTAAGTTGTAAATTCTTTGCTGGTGATAGGAAAATACAGAGGTAAACCTTACATTTGTAGTGTCATTAGCCCCTATGGTATTAGTTTTTGCCCCTGCGTGCTCGCTTCGAGTGCCGGGGGCGTTTTGATTCTGTACCATACCCGATAAGATTATTTACGGTTAGCACTTTCTGCAATACGTTGAGCGGCTTCCGCATCCCGGTTCCGGGGCCTGTTTATCTGCTGCGCCGCCCATTTACGCAGCTCCTTCCGGGAGAACACCAAACGACGGGGGCCGAATTTAGCATAGGGAATTTCGTGTCTATGGGTAAGAATATACAAACTGCGCATAGTCGTCCGATAACCCAGCGAAGCCAGGAATGGCAGAGTTTCTTCGGCGGTCATCGCATCGGGCAACTCCGAAGCATCCGCGATACTCTCTGTGGCTTTCTCACGTCTTTTGTAATCCTGCATTGCGGCAAATACTGCATCCGAAATCAAGTCTTTCAGGGTCTCCTGTTCAACTACTACCAAGTTTGTCTCCATAATATAATACGATAAAATTATTTGCTTTTATTTGCTGCAAAAATCGCTTTACCTCGGTAATATTCAAAGGGAAATTTCACTTTTTTAACATTATTTCCCGCAAGTCGTTACAAATTATCAATTTGCTGTGTAAAAGTATTTTACATTACAAAAAATAAATAAAAAAAATAAACGGAGAATATTTTTTAATCTCCGTTTATAAAATCGTAAGGCAAACAATTGAACCCGCGAAAAATACGGCTGTTTACAGGCGGTTATTTCCAGCCGTCAGGAATCAAAATAGCCGCGTTTTTCTCCCTTTCTTCCCGTTCGAAGCTGGCCAAATAATTCTCGGTCGTTTTGAGGTCTTGGTGGCCGAGGCTTTCCGATATATAGGCGATATTCGCCCCGGCACGCTTCAACACCGTAGCGAACGAATGACGCGCCGTATAGGTCGATATGTTCCCTATTCCGAGCTGCTCCCCTACTTCCTGCATCCGCTTGTTGATCGCACGGGTCAAATACATCGTTTTCAACTTCTGGTGCATCGCGTCCTCCGTCCCGTCGAGAACCGGAAATATAAAGTTATTACGCCCCAGGGGATTGCCCCAGCGGTCGATAATAGCCTGCATTTGGGGAACGACCACTACCCGGATTTCCTTGCGGGTCTTGGTCGTGTGCTCGGTCTTTTGACGCACGAAACAGATCTCACCGTCCACAATATCACGGTACCGCAATTTCACGAAATCGGCGACGTTGATCCCGTTACACAAGTAGAGAAACAGCCAATAATCCCGGTATTTGGCCGTCGCTTCGCTCCCGTCCTCATAGCGGGCGATCCGCCCGATCTGCTCCAGCGTCAGAGCCAGCTTGCGCCCCTCGCCTTCCTGTATTTCATACCGGCCCCGTCCGAACGGGTATTGCGTTTCCTTGACGATACCCAGACGTCGGGCATCGTTCAGCACCGCCCGCAGGTGGCGCAAGTGTATCGATATAGTTGTCTGCACCTTCCCCTCTTTGGTCAGAAACTCCGCATATCGTTTCAGCCACGATACGGTAACGGCGTCAAACTGTATGCGCTCCCCGGCAAACCGCTCCAGCCCTTTCAGCACATTGTCATAAACGAGCATACTGCCAACGCGCCCGGCCTTTTCCAGCTCGGCGATTTTGGCCCGGAACATCGCGTTTACCGTATTGGACGCTGCCCCCTTCAGTCGATCGTTGAGGGCATCCAGCGAAAACCCGCCGTTACCCGCTAAATCCTCAACGGCTGCTCGCACTATCTGGTAGCTGCTCTCTATGTCTTTCCGGACCGCTACAAGGGCACGCGCCTTTGTCGCTCCAAGCATCTCCCACTCTTCCGGGGTCAGGTCTTTGCCCGTAGGATAATAGCGGCGATCCCGGCGGTAGGTTACGCGAATTTTTACAGGGCATTTCCCGCTCTTTTTCGGGTGGCTCGTATCTATTACGGGCGCAACCGTTATTCCGTCTTTTGAATAGTTCATTTTGTGGGTAAATTCATTTTTTAGACACACAATTTCGACACAAATATACGTATTTAATCAAACCAAACAAAAACAGAGTGAAACAAAATAGCTATATTTGCCACTGAAATACAGCTATTTATAAAACAAACAAGAAATTACCAAAAAATAGCAAAAACCCCGAAATTACGCCTACGGATCAGAAGGTTACAGGT